TGCGCCCCTCCTTCCTGCTGACCTGGCGCATCCAATACTGCAGTCTATCAGCTGCCCGATGCATCCCTTTGCCTTCCCTGCATGCATAGCTGTCATATATGAACCGGCAGTCAAACCACGGATTAAGGTTGCGGTATATCGCCCACTGGACCACACGATCGCGAAACTGCAGGGCCATGATGAGCCTTTTCTTTGGCTCATAAACGTAAAATTCATGATAGCGGCCTACTCTGTAGGTTTTATAAATCAGCTCATTTTGGAGCTGGATCAAGTTTTCCTCCAGATGCGCTGAAAACTCTAAAACATCACCTCTGTATCGCTTGTTTTTTCTGGCACTTAAATACGCCTCATACAAGTTATCAAAATCATAAATTTGAGGATAAATATTGCGTATTGTTCCCACTTATGTCCTCCTCTCTTTACGCCGAGCGTGACGGCTTTCGTTTCCTACCGGTCGCCTTCCCGGCAATTTAATCTTTTGCCTTCACTATCTCTAAAGGCACGGAGATAGATCCCTTTGTCCCCCTGTACCGTCCTGGTGCCACTTGAGCGCCAGGCTTCTGACGTATGGGGGCAGAGCGGAGCGGAACCCGATGTTCGTGTTGGAGTTCGAACGGGAGTTGTTGCCGTTCAGGTAGAAGACACCGGCGTTGGCGCCGTTGTTCCAGTTGCCGCCGCGATACGCGAGCCCCCTCAGATTAAACGACCTATCCCCGGTGTTTATTTAATTTGTGGCCTTTATCCAGCCTCCAAGCATTTTGCCGATTTCATTCAGCTGTTTGCTCCAAATCTCATACTTCCGGAGTGGTAGGTATTTGGTCTCTTTATCGGCTGCAAGTCTGATAAATGTCCTCAACACGTCCAATTCCGTATCTATTTCCATCTGAAGCTGTCTTTTGTTCCGCTGCTTGTTTGCTTGGATGATCAGCCTCAAAATTTTATACATGCTTTGCTTAATCTCCGCCGCGAGTGCATATCGCTCTGCTCTTGGGAATTGCAGAAGGCACTGGTTTCCGTATTTGATCATGTCATAAGTTTTCTGCAGTATCTTCAGCTCTTCCATTCAATCCCTCCGTGATAATAAATCAGAAGGGAGCCTTGCGGCTCCCTAAACCAGATATTCAGGGTTTCAGATATCAGATTCCCGGAATAAAAGCGGAGCGGAACCCGAGGAACGTGTAGGAGCCCGAACGGGAGAAGTCGCCGCCCAGGTAGAAGACACCGGCGCCGGCGCCGATGCCCCAGCGGCCGCCGCGACACGCGAGCCTTTCAAGTCCTGCTCCGTTGTTCATGTAGAAGTAATCTCCGCCATGATCGCCATTGTCCGCTGGGTAAAGTGCAAGCGCCTTGAGAATTTCAGGAACAGCGCTGACTTCTGCAGCTTTGCCAAGGTTTTTAAACTCCGTGCTTCTCGATGCATCTGCCTGGTTTGTTATGGTTTTACAAAGTGTTATTGTGCTGCCCACATAGTCCCATTTCAAAGTTCCATCGTCACCTGGATCTGTTAAAGATCCGTCTTCGAGAATAGCTCTCCAGAGTGTGCTTCCTGATGCCTGACTGTTGTTAGGATCTGCAGCGTTGTTGTTCGGAAGTATATGAATTTCACCACCTAATGTACGGTAACCTCCGCACCATTCCCATACATTTCCGTTTAAGTCCCATATGCCATTCAGTTCGCCGTTGTGACTCCAGGTAACAGGTCCTGTGCCAGTGAGTACCCTTGACGTTCTACCTTCATCTTGGTGGTTTGGGTTTGGAATTGCTATATATGTGCTCTCGCTCGTATCTTTACCATAGTTGTTATTCCCTTTAGGCATGAGGTTGTTCTTTCGGCACCACAGAGCAATGGCCGCCCATTCCGCATGCGTCATGAGATGCCAGCCTGGGCCCTTTGCTTCACAGGCTTGCCTTGCTGTATCAAAGGTGATGCTTGTCCTCGGGTCCTCTCCCGGCAAGCTGTATGCTCTTCCGTTGTGGACCACGTTCTGAAATTTGGAAATATAAATTTCTGGAACTTCGACGCCATTCACAATAAAAGCGGGATGTGTGCTGTCGCTCCCGCCATCGATAACGTCTGAAATCTTGAATTTTGGAATGCGAACCATTACGCTGGGTAGTCCTTTGTCGTCCAGTATAATGTCATTCCCTGGGCATGTCGCCTTGAGTGCTAATTTTACTAAATCAAAATTCGCCATCTGTCAGTCCTCCTTTATATTTCTGCTGGTACCGGGTTTTCAAGGCTCCAAAGCGTCAAAACGACATCCTTCATGTCTATTGGTAGTGGCTCTGGAGTTTCCTCTTCGTTCTCCGGTTCTGTGTATTTGATTTCCGGGATATCAAGCTGTGCCACGTAGTATAGGCCTTCTCCTGTGCCTATAACCAGCTGCTTGTCTCTATTGCTGCAAATATCAATATGCACCGGCCAGTCCCTTTGGTATTTGGCGACATTGATCATCAGCTCGTCGTCTCCTAGTGTTACCTTTGTCCCGTTTTCTTCGTAGGCAATTTTCGGGCCTTCATTCTTCTCGATTACCTGCATACTCATACGAGCATTCCTCCTTTAATCCTTAATTTTAGGGTTACGCTTGTGGCGCTGCCATCAAAGGCTATTTTGAAGCCGTTCAGCTGCTTATCAAACACGGTAATGTCCCCCACATTGCCGTTTGCGCTGATTAATTCCCAGCTCACGTCGTAGTTTAGGGTCTTCCTCGCTGTTCCTAAACTCACGGTCTGGGTGCTGTCGTTGAACGGGAATGTCAGTGTATTTGTGAGGGTGACTTCCTGGATTTCATTGAGAAATTCAGCCGCAAAGTCCGCTACCTTCTGCCTGATCCAGCGGTCAAACTGCATAAAATAATGCAGGAATACCTGAAAGGCCGTATGTGCGTCCTGGATCCCGTTCTCCTGGTTGTTGAAATTGGTCGCGCTTTGAGGAGTTCCTTGCTGGATCACTTCTCCTTGCGCTTTTTCTACATTGACCGTGCCGTCGCCGTTCTCCGTTATTACCCTTCGGTTCGGAAACTGGGTGACATGGTCTTTCCATTCGGTTTGATTATGCATGCTTTCTCACCTACCCTTCCTGAATTATGAATGTGAACCTGTATAAAATCCCTTCCTGCACATCCTTTCGGATCAGGCTTTCTGGTTTTGAAAGCCAGAGATTATTCTTTGTGTCGTAAAGTTGAACCTCCGTCACATTGATATCCCCTGGTACCGTATGATCGATTAAGAAATCGACCGCCAATCTGCCATCCTGAAGGACGGAAACAGAAGAGATTTTAGCGTTGTAATAGTTGCCGCCTGCTTTGTACCTGGCATATGCGATTGTTTTCCTGGTGTACTCTTTGTACCCTTCAATCGCTGCAGCTGTTAACAGTCCCATGGCTTTCCTCCTTTCTATAGGTCGCGTTCTCCTTCGCCGCAAAACTGATAATCAAAAACCGAGCCATTTGCTGAAATGCTTGGCAGTATTGAACCGTGCTCTATACCTCCCACTGTGTTAATATCCGGGATGGTTCCTGTCAGTGGATATTCGAACGTGTGAGCCTGGTTGTCCACCTGGATTTTCATTGATATATCGGTCTGGAAGAGCACTGTGAATGAAAGGTGCGAAGGCTTGACGCTTCTTACTGTGTTTATCAGCTCCTGGTAGTCCACTGTTGATTCTCCCGGAAGAATGGAAATGTGGAAGGTGTACGTTCCGTTGTCTTCGGTTACTATGTCCTCTCTGCCTGTTACGTCCCTTACGATCCGTTCAATTCTTGCCGGGTTCATTGGTGATCGTTTCCCTCGTTTTATGATTACTCGCTGTCTGCGTTCCTCAAGGGAAAGGCTTTCATCGGGAGCGATATGGTATCGTTGCTCCCAGTATTCTATCCCCCAGGTGGCTGTCTCCGGAAATGCCTGAAGCCGGAGCTCTTCGATAAACTGCCAGGCCTCGTCAATCTCCAGGCCCATGACCTGGAATATCCACTTGGCCACATAGGCATTGTCATAAATCGGGGATACGGTCTTCAGCATTCTCTTGGCTGCTGGGCTGGTAGGAAAATTCTCTAAATTCATGAGCTCCCACCTCCGCCCATAGGATCAACAATGCCGGTTACCGGGTACTCGTCTTCCTCAAGGTCAATATTGACTGTACCTCCGTTTATGGTTAGGTCTGTAAAGTCTTTCACTCCGTCTGTGTTGGTTAATATTGAGCTTACCCTGTTGTATCTCACTACTCCCTCCTTCTTGGCTTCGACATAATATGTTCGAAGTTGCGCTTTGAAACGTTCCAGAACAGTTTCTTGGTTTTCACCTGCCTTTAACTCAAGCGTGAAGGTATAATTTAATTCCTTGGCCGTTGGAGCCTCTATGGTGACAGTGGCGCCTATTGGAGCCTTCCTCTGCAGCCTGTCTCCTGGAGACATGATGTTGTCGTATACCGCTGCGATTATGGCCGCATTGGCCGGCTGGCCATTGGCGTCTATTACAACCACCTTCACCGTTCCTGGTCCTGCCCATTCAGGCATAACCAGCGCCGTCCCCACGCCAGGTACTTCCTCCGCCCATCGTTTATAATCACCGTCGCTGCCTACAAAGCTGGCCTCGCTGGCTGCGTCAATTTCCATTATCCTGTTGCGCAGCTCATCGTCGTTCTCTACTTCGGTCCCGCCTGTGATATTCGCTTCGTTGGTAATTGATGTAATGCCTTTGATTGGCGTCATCATTAAAGTTACCGTATTTGCCGGCACATTCCCTTTGGGTCCTGCTTCTACGGCCGTTATTTGAGCTCTTACGGTTCCGTCTTCGCCGATAGTATACTTTTCTGTCGTCTGGTATTCGATTGCCGGCGTGTCTGCTGTGGCCGGTGCGGCGAACTTGAAGCCTGCTGGTATTGTTGTTCCTGATATCCCGGTTATAAGCAGCTCTCCTGAAGCTGCGTTTGCGGGTTTCCTTGTTATGCCGCGTCCTTTTGCATGATAGTCCAGCCATTCGTCGTACGCCCACATCGGGAACATGATTTTCAGCGTTTCTACGAGGTGGAATTCCAGCATTTCCGCTTTTTCAAGCGCCGTAGGCTTGGTAAAATCCCAAGGAAAGCCGTTTTCCATATCGTCTATGTCCGGTGGCAGATTCTCCATCATGCGCTTATGAATTGTTTCAGCGTCCTGATCACTCAAGAAACTGGGAGGTATAAACTCTGGTATCGACATTTATTCCACCTCCTTATGTTTGATAATTCACGCCAATTCTTTGTTCTTCCCATTCTTTGCCCTTTACGATGAATTGGCAGTATAGGCTATCGCTGGTCCACGTAAATTCAAACCCTCGGACATATTCCGTCCTTGGGTTAACCATGAGCGCCTCCGTGATAGTTCTCTCCAGGGCCGATTCGACCGCTTGCCTGTCCGCCTGTTTTAATGCGTCATAAAGCTCGATGCCTATGTCGCTACTATATGCCAGTCTTTCCAGGCGTTCTGTTAGCACGGTTTTTACGCACCATTGCTTGTATGCTTCCTTACCGTCGGCCAGTACCAGCTTGTTGGTCCCGTCTCGCCTGAAGTCTCCAATGGTGAAATCAAAATAAACGCTCGGCTTGTACTTCTGTTCCTCTGCAGGAGTCGTTATATTAATCTCTGGAACGTCAAAGACAGGAAACAGTTTTTTATCTGGCATATGATCATCCTCCTATCTTTGTCGCCGGTAGTACAATGTCAATGACTACGGCGTCGTTTTGTACCCAGGCTACCAGGACTCTGTCTCCCGGCTTCAGCCAGTGCATTTTTTCTGGTATAAGCACGTCATGCTTATGTTTTACCCCTATCCCTATATGGGTATATCCCGAGTCTGGATAAGGGTCACTATAAACGTCATGACTTCCGTCTGTTGCACTTATTGTCAATTTACTTCCTGTTTCTCCAAGGGTTAGCTGCCTGCACACTAAATAATCCGTCTTTGGTATCGGTATCGGGTAGGTATTGGTCAGCAGGCTGTAGTCACCCTGAATTACTCCAAAATCAAGCACGAGGGGCGATGCATTTGTTTCCCTCATGCGCTGCTGCATCACCTTGCCCAGTTTATTTATCCCTGGATTTCCCGATGATGGGTTCATGCTCTCGCCTCCTTATACTTTTGTTATGGTGTTTGGTTTAACCCAGCCTATGCCATCTACGTGGTATGGGCATGGTCTTGATGTATCAACCTTTATAGTAATTGTGCACTTCCTGTTGGTGAACGTCTTTCCTTTGCCGCTTCCGTAGCTGTCTCGATATACTGCTCCGTTTAGGATTACGCTATCGCCCTTGTTGAATGTTGTACTCGCTGCCGGTACTGAAGCTGCCGTTTTCGCTGGTGCTGCTTTACTTTCTTCTTCAGGTTCCAACTCCATAGTCATGTTTCTGCCGTCTGCGTCATGCCGCACTGATTTGGTAATGTAATATCCATTAAGCGTTCCTGCTCTGACATGGATTTTATCTCCTTTGCGAATCACCGGCACATCCGGGCCTTCAAGTGTGATCGTTCTGGTCGGTTTGCCATGTTTGTCTAGTATTTCCTGAGCTGCTGATTTGGCTGTGGCCAGGGAGTCATCTTCAGCTCGGTTTTGTATCCGTTGCCTAATTCCGTGCTGAGTTAATCCGTCGAGTACTGCTTCTACTGGCTGCCTTCCTTCGCTGTCTTCCTTACCTACGACCTTTACTCTTGTTACAAGGTCTACCGTGCTTATTTTGTCCCTGGTAAGCGTGGCGTTGGTATCCTCATCAAAATGATATATTGTCTTGTTGCTTCCCTTTGGCAGTACACTGACTTTCCCCTTGCTGGCTCTTATTATGCATTTGGTTGCGCCTTTTTTGGCTGCATCGTCTAAAAGTTGCAGGAGGATATTACTCAAGTATTCGTTCTTGAACAGTGTCTTTGCGTGTGCTACGTTTGGCCCGTCATATTTCTCTATTGGTACTCCCCAGTCGTTAAATATACCGGTTATGGCTGCTTTAGTTCCTGTGCCTGCAGAGTAGTATCGGTTATCCTGGCTTTGCTGAAGGTTGAAAAGCTCATCATATGCCAGCACATCAAATGTCGTTGAAGTGCTCCCTACGTGCCCTGGTTCCCATTCTTCGATGGTTCCTCTAGCCACTTCTTCACTGCTGGTTCCCCAGTCAGCTATTATGGCTACTATGCACCCTGGCTGTGCAAGACTTGAAAGCTGGCTACCTCCGTATTTAGCGTTGTGTAGTGTAAACCCTATACGCATTGCTAACTCCGTGTCGCCCTCTTCCCATCCGAGGCTCTCTGCTGCTCGTGTAATGTCCAGTTGCTTGCCAGTGGCTGTCACGAGAATTAATTTGTATTTTAGCTTCCTAATGTCTATCATGGCACCACCTCCTTAGCTTGGGATCGTCAACACTTGCCCTGGGTATATAAGGTTTGGGTTTTTCACCTTATCCTTGTTAAGGTTGTAAATTTCCATGTATCGTCCGCCTTTACCGAGGGATTTCTGTGCGATCTTCCACAGGCTGTCTCCCCTTTTTACGGTATAGGTTTTGGCTGCAGCCTTGGCCGCCGGTGGTCTTGTTGATGTACTACTGGTGTTCGTCTTTGTGCTAGGCTTTATGTTTAGCTCATTAACCGTGTAAATCTCTATCGGTTTGGCTTCTATAAAGCCGATGCTATACTCGTAGTCGCCGTTGCCTCCTGTTGCCTCTGCTGTATAGCTGTCCAGGTATACATCATGGTTGATTGGTGTTTCGGTAACCATTAGCCTTATTTTGGTTCCGTTCACCCTCCATTTTTCCCAGATACTCTGGATCTCTTCTGGGCTGTGCCAATATTGTGATTTGACGTAGCTGGCGTTCCTTTTACTCTTGCCAGGGAGGGTTCCGTCCCATGAAAATGTCAATAATTTTGTACCCTTTGGGATCTTTACCTCCCCGACGTTTATAATGTCATAATCTTGAAACTGCGCGTCTCCTTTGCGCTTTGCCTTTTCCGGGAGCATAGAAAGTGCCAGCCGTGCGCCAGTTTCTATTTCCGTGAAGTATATATCCATTTGCTTATGTTCCTCCCTTCACCGGCATATTTGCAAAAATTCGCGCCAGTCTCTCTGCGAGCTCGTCTCCGATGTCATCGGCCATTTCTCGGATATGAGCCTTCAAAATAGCTATGACTTTGTTCTCGTCGGTGGCATTTCCGTTGCCTTCGATTATAAACTTTGGCTCCGTCTTTACTTCCACTTTAATTGTTATGTTCTGGCCGTCTTTGTTGCCTGGTGCTGCCATTGGTATGTTGTCTGGTTCGTCTCCTACTATGCCACCGTCTTCGTATGGCTGAACTCCGAGAAGCTCGCCTGTTCTTTGCCATAGGTCAATAGCTCGGCCTCTTTTGCTTGGGCTTAATGGGATTATACCTTCAGCTCCATCCTCGGCTACGATTCCCATGTGCGGCTTTGTCATTATTCCGCCATAGGCATGTGCTTGAACAGAACTTCCTTTCCCGGCTTTATAACCTGCGCCAAAGGAACCCTTTACCTTGCCCCAAAGTCCACTGAAAAAGCTCGGGATTGTATCTGTGAAAAAGCTTTTTATACTTCCCCATATGTTTGCTGCTAGCGTTGGCAGAGTTTGAGCAAAAAATCCGCTTATCGAACTCCACAGGCTTCCAAAAAATCCGGGGATTGTCTGAGTGAAAAATGGTGATATATTGTTACCCCATATGTTGGCCGCCCATGTCGGTAGGGTTTGAGTGAAGAATGTTGTCACTCCTATCCACAGGCCTCCGAAGAAACCAGGGATACTTTGGGTAAAGAATGGAACGATATTGTTGTTCCAGATATCTGCAGCCCATGTTGGTACAGTTTCCGTGAAGAAACCTCCTACTGATGACCATAGGCCATTCCACCCTGGTATCATTGTCCCTGTCCACCAGTCTCCTATGGATGTTGAAATGTCCCCGAACCATGTCGGAATACTTTCCGTGAAGAATGTTCCTACTGAATTCCACATACTGTCCCATCCTTGTGGAAGTGTTTCTGTGAAAAATGTCTCGATTGCTCCTGTTGCATATCCAGCTGCATATGGGACTTGCTCTGTAAGAAACGTTGGTAAAGTATCCGAGAAAAATCCTCCGATTGTATCTCCCGTATTTGTTGCAAACTCTGCTATTGCGCTTCCAGCTTTACTTGCTGCTCCTGGAATACTTTCGGTAAAAAATGTTGGAAGCGTTTCTGTGAAAAATCCACCTACAGCTTCACTTGTTCCGTCCCACCATTTTTTGATTGATCCTTTTTCATCAGTGGCATCTGATAGAGCTTTGCCTGCCCTATCCCCTCCGAATAGTGCAGCTGCACCACCTACTCCGGCTCCTGCAAGCGCTCCGACGCCAGTTCCTACTACTGGAACTACCGAGCCTATCGCGGCTCCTGCTGCGGCTCCTGTGCCTACCATGCCTACCTTTGTGCCACCCTGCCAGTATTTATCCTTTGCTTCCTTACCGGTCTTTTTTGCACCATGGTAAATATCCACGGCTCCAGATCCTATTCCAAGAAGGCCGAGTAAACCTCCGATTATTCCTGAAGTTCCTGCTGCTGCAGCTCCTCCTGCGGTGCTTGCTCCACTTCCAAGTGCTACGCCTGTTGTGGCCAGCCCTGTCGTTAGTGCTCCTCCTGAAGCTGCGTAAGTGCCATTTGAAAGTTTCACGGTGTTTATTACATTACCTGTGGCTTTGGCTGCTCCTGTCGCTCCCGGAAGTGCTAATGTCGGTTGTCCCGGTGGTAGACTTGGTGAGCCTCCTACCGGTGGTAATATTGTTGGTATGGCTCCTCCTGGTGCTCCTCCACTCGGAGTTTGTATTGCCTTGCCATAAACGTAGACCACTGAAGCTGTAACGGTCATTGTGTCTGTGCTATATGCCGATGGTTCTCCTGCTCCTGTTGAGGTTCCATCTTTGCTACCTTTTCCAAAAATGTTTTTAATTTTGGTGAATAGTTTATTGGCTTCTTTTACTCCTTTGTAAATTCCACTGATTAATTTCCCGCCGATAATAACTCCGAGTGCCGCTACAATTTCCTTATTCTTATTGGCCCAGGTCTTTAGTGCTTCTGTTATCTTTTCTGTATCAAACCCTTCTGTAAAGCCTTTAATAAAAGCTCCACCTACGCTTTTGCCTTCCTGTACAGTAGCACTGACATCGATCCCTAATAGTGCAAGAAGCCCTGTTGTAATGCCAGAGCCTATTCCTTCACCTATCTTGCTTGCCTTCTCTGAAAGCCAGGCCTTCCCGGTTGAATTCCACCATTGGCTAAATGGTTCTGCAATTATTTTGTCCCATGAGATCTTCATTTTAGCTCCAAATGTTTGAGCATCTTTCCATTCTTGGGAGTTCGTCATTTTTCGTATTCTGCTTTGAAGATTTTCTATTTTCGACATAACCCATTTAGATATGTCTGCTCCTGCTTTTTTCCAGGCTTCTCCCCACGCCGCTACAGTTTCACTGTTCTCGTCCAACCATGTTGTTACTTTTTCGAGGCCCGGCTTGACTCCTTCCCATAATCCTTGCCCCCATGGTCTTAAAAGTCCGTTTTTGAAGGTATCACTTAAAGTTGAAATCATACCTTTTGCTGTCTTGGATTGGTTCTGCATCATGCCGCCGTAGCGCTTATCCATACCACGTAATAATGCATCGATTGCTTTTCCTGATTCGATACCTTCTTTACCGATATTGGCGACCTGGTTTGCGGTAAGCCCGAGCTCTTCCTGAAGTATTTGGTTGGCCGGTATTCCCATTTCCTGAAGCTGTAGGAGTTCTTCTGCTTGTACCCGGCCTTTTGCTTTCATCTGTCCGAGTGCCCTTGTGATTCTGTCGATTCCTTCTGATCCGGCTCCCAGACCACTGGCAGCATCGCCAATGGTACTCAGTGTATTTAGGACATCCTTTGCGTCAAATCCAAATGCAAGAAGCAGCTTGCTGCTGTTAATCAGCTCAGGGAATTCAAACGGTGTTTTGTTCGCAAAATCCGAAGCTTCCTTCATAAATTTGTCCGCTTTGTCAGCGCTTTTAAGCATAGTTGCAAATGCAATCTGCGTTTGCTCAAAATCGCCAGCGATATCCATCGGCTTGTATATGCCTGCAAATGCACCAGAAGCTCCTAGTATCGCACCTTGGATGGATGTCGCGAAGTTCCATATTGCCTTTAATGGTGCCATTGCCTTGTCAATCACTTTAACAGTGAAGCTGACCGTTTTACCGGCTATGCTGCGTGTCTTGGATGAAACCTTGCCGATTACGCTTGATGCCTTATCCATGGCATCAAGAACAACCTGGTATTTGGTTCTGTTCATCTGGTTCAGGCGTTCCTGCGTTTTTTGGTTTGCTTTGTCAAATCCATTCATTTTGCGTGTCGCCTGGGAGACGCCGGGGTCTGTATTGTCCTCGACATGGATAGGTATTTCAATGCGAAATGTTTCAGCTGCCATTAGTCTTCCTCCTTTCTGTTTGATTCAGCTTCGAGCTGCACGCGCATAGAGGCTAACATAAAAGCTCGTACTCCTGGTGGTTTTGCCATAACCTCGTCCGGAGGCAGCCCCGTCCGCTGGAATATATGATGGAGCAGCGTGGCCGTTCC